AGCATCTTCTGTGTAAGTGAATAAAAACTCTCGTAAGGACTTACCGGTTCTATCCATAAAGATAGTCGCACCATCAATAGATTTAGGTGGAATTGTGGATGATCCGTATAGTGTTTGTCGTTTTACCGCGCTCTTAGCAGGTGTGATCGGACTGTCTGGCATCATAAACTCACCACCAGTAGTAAATACTTGTAGGTGACGGCCTGGGAATATAGCTGTAATAGCATTCACTTGATCCGTGTCCAGAGTAATGTCCACTAATTCATCATCAAGGCCAGTGCCTATGGCAAAGTTATAGAAGTCTGATACTTTAGATCCCCACATGGTTTGAGGACGAGACTTAGAGCCACCAAACCACATTCGACCCTCATGGAAGGTAACACTCTTAGGCCAGCCTTTAGCAGATGACCATACATCAACAGCGCCAGAGCCATAATCAAACTGTGGAATGTTGGATAAAGTAATGGTTGATAAAGTCCAAGACGTGTGTGAGCCACCACGAACCAGTTTAGCCGGTGCATGATCTTCATGGACAATAATCATGGTGTCGGCTGATTGCGTCCACTGCAATTCAAACAGTTGTGCCGAAGTGTAGGTTGTTGTTACATTGGCTTGTGACACACCATCCTTAAACACCTCAATGTTGTTGTTGGTAAACACCATCAAATAGGTTTGTTCAACATTAAAGGCAAAGGCAGCGAGTCGTGCTGACTCTCCAATATCATCCACGTAAGCAAAGCCTGGTCGTCTCTTGAGTCCGCCTTGTGGTGTTGATACAACATTAATCGCTGAAGCTGCGCCTTGATAGTAATGCTTGATATCAGTACGTGCCGCCAAGCGAGGATCTAACATCCCCGAATTGAAGTTAGTCTGCAAGCTTAATACTCTAGGCATTATCGAACCTCAGTAAAAGGTGAGTCTAAAATAGAATCATTTGGCCTTGCTTGTGAATCAACATACTTAGATCGTCTTAATTGATCTTCATACATAGTGCGATATTCCTCTGCTTTCGTAGAGTTATCAGTCACTGGGATTGAAAATTGTGTAGCCAGGTGAAATTCCATCAACTTAACAAAGTAAGCCGGTAGTCTTGATTCGTCTGGTTTAAAAATATAGTCGAGTTCTATTGTTGCTGTATTGGCATACAGTTTGTTTTCATAGATCTCAAAGTCTGTGTTTGGGTAAACCTTAATCGCTGTTAAATAACCACTGGGTAAAGAAAAAGCATTTGTCCACTCATTCAATGGTGTTGCGGTTAATTTTGATAAAGATGATTTAGCCGAAGCGAAACGCCAACGATGTAGCGTTAATAAATTCTCATAGGTTGTGGTGTATAAGTTGGAAGCTACTTTAGCCCCTGCACCTGGATCGGTGAATGCGGATATTGTGTCATGTCCGATTAGCAGTAACGCATTGGAACACATTGAAATATCAGTTGCCATTTGTACCCCTTTATAAAATAGCGGCAGTTACCCACCGCTAAGTTCAACTTTGTCTAACTCTTAGTCAGTATCAGTAGCTGCTAACACCGTGCCATCATTTACATCAACAACACCAGAGGCGTTCGTTAAGACGTAATACAAGGCAGCGACAGTCGTTCCACTAGTTGAAGTAATCGCATAGATTAAATCACCAGCAGTCAAATCATCAGAAGCATCATCAAAATAACTTGCGGTATTCAATGTTGCTGCTGTGTCAGTAGTTGAGTAAGTCCAGAAAGTAGGCGAGTCAGAATTACTAGGGCCTACACGCTGTAAGTTTGGATGTGAATATGCCATATTATTCTCCTATTATTGGTAAGAAACAGAAACGATACCGTCACCATCTCTGGAAACTGCACCTGCTTTCATTACACCATTACATAGCCAAGATGTTTTTTGTGCTACATAATTGACTTCCGTCTTGATGTCGATGCCGATAGCCATACCGATTGCTGACTTGTGCCATGCAAAACCTTCCCATGTTGAAGAAGCATACGGTAAGCCACCTTCTGAGCGAGTCTCAATGATGTGCCACTTGAAGCCCATGTAAGTATCAATGTCGCCAGACATTAATGACTTGACACTGACGTAATCAGCACTGGTTGCTGTGGATAAGTTAAGCATATCCTCAAGACCATCAGCACTAACAGCGATGTGACGATCACCTGACGGTACGCCTTTATCGTTAAGGTTCTTAGATGCAGTAATAACTTTACCTAACGTCATGCCAGTTGAACCATGAGCAATCGTGCCTGCTGGTGAAGCTTCTGCTGCAAGAGCATCAATGATTAACTGATCTAATCTACGACCTAACGCACCAGCGATAGTTGCAGATAATTCAGACTTCTCATCAAAGTTGACTTCGGCTTGATCAAAGATGTCAGTGTACTCAGGTGCATTCCAGTTACCTAGTGTGCAGCTGATTAAGCTGTGAGTTACATCCATTGGGGTTACGTCCGCTTGAGATGGCTTTTGATTTGCTAGGCCTTTACCCATTTTGCGGAACTTATAAATGTCACCTACCACATTATTGCGGATAGTAACGGTGTCTCGTAAAGAACCAGCTGTTTGAAAAGCTTGCTTTACTTCAGCGTCAAATTGTTGTTGAGCGCCACTTGTTAAATTTTTAGACATTACGTCCTCCTATTATTTAAAAAACATACCTTGTGTTCTGGTATCCCTTGCGGGGCAGATCGTGTTACTTCGATCTGGGCTTCTTAAATAGAAGGTGTCCATTTGTAACTTGACTACTATTATTATCTAATTGATAGTATTTGTCAAGGGTTTTAATAAGTGCCAGTTATCGTACTGGCTGACGCACTTTTTTATAACTAACGAGGAAAACTAAACTTGAGGAGAGTAAGGAACCCCGATTAGGCTGTGACCCCTAATTAGCCGTAGTATTCTTTAAATTTACGTTCTACATTTTTTCTAAAGTCCACACTGGTTTGATATTCAGGATTAGCAATGAGTTTTTGCAAGCTCTCTGGTGTTTCCCCTGTTTGTACCGTTGAATTAGAACGTGGGATTGAACCCTCTCTGGTTTTACCCACCAATGCTTCTAATACACCCACACCCATAGCCGATGCTGCGAGTGCTTTAAAACCTTCGTATTGGTCTTGGTCTAAGTTGGCACTACCCCAATCAGCCAAGTCTTTTAATCGACCTTGAGCGTTATTACCCAAAGACTTAATTTCACTCTCACGATCAAACTCTGTGGCTTGAGCTTCGTGTTCTACCCAGCCATGCAACAGTTGAGTAAAAGTATCTTGTGACATATTCGACTCTTTAGCCGCTTCTTGAAACCAAGACATTCGAGGATCTTCCATGTCAAACTCACCTTCTACTTCTTCTGGTAAGCTCAGTTCATATTCATCGGGTGCGCCTGTAAAGCCACCAAACTTCTTTTCTAATTCTGAATAAGCCTTAGCTTGATCATCAACACTAGAGTATTTTTCTTTTAACCACTCTGGACGTTCAACAGCTTCTGCTTCTTCTACGTCTGGATTGTTCATCTTATCAGCTGCTGCTGTAATATTATCATTTGTTACTGCTTCAGCTTGCGCTTCTACAGGTGCATCTTCTATCAGTGTATCTTCACTCATTTCTACTCTCCGTTTGCTAGTTTAATTTGTTCGAGTATTTGTCGAACTATTTGGTTTTGCCCCTCTCTAATGCCTGCTCCAAACTGTGTGGAATTAACATATAGAACTGGACGTTCAACAGTGATAGAGGTTAGCCTGTTTAAAACAAACTTTCCTGCATCACTACTAAAGCATTGATAGAACTGTGAAGCAATCTCTTGTGCCTTTGCTTCATTATCAGCTCTCATCTGATTTAATTGATCCCCTTCAAGATCCAGCGCTCCCCAGCTTTTATCCATTTATATTTGCGGCCCTTGTTGTGGTTGTTGTGGTTGTTGGCCAGCAGCCTGCGCTTGTTGTGCATTCATCATGTCAGCAGCTTGTTCTTGCATTACTGCTCTTTCGGCAGCCGTCCTTAGTAGCTTCTGTTCAATACCTAGCTTATGTCCTGTCCAGGCTACAATATCTTCTAACTTAGCACCAAGACCGAACATCTCTGGGCCTAATGCACCACCCATTTCCATAAACTGTTGCATGGATAATAGATCTTCTTGATCCTGCGCTCTGGCTAATGGTGAAGTGTGTTTGATGGTGACTAAACGACCATCGACTTTAACATCATCAATCTTGCCTTCTTTAGACAAAATATGCACCACACGTCTAATCACCTTCTCCACAAACTCAGTTTGCAACCTTGAGAAGGCTGAACCAGCACTCATGACTAACTCTTGCCCTCTAAGGCTCATCTCTGTTGCTGTCTTAGTGGGTGATTCCATGCCACCAAACGGTTCAGCAAACAAGCCTTTGTTAATTCTTTCTCGGTATTCAGATGAGATTAACTCACCGACATTAAAATCCCCTGAACGATCTAGTGGTTTGAGTGTTGGGTTAGAGTTGTCATTTGATCCTACCGGAATAACCGCCCCTGGTTCTAATGTCATTGTGTATGGATTAATCACCCCATCGTCTTGTGCTGTATAAACACCAGAGATAGCGAGTGCTGCATTGCGTAGGGTAAACTCATTAACCTTATTGAGTGTTTTAATGTCTGGTAGTAATTGCATCACACGACCACGACCCAGTGTTTCACCAGGCACGACCATCTCTCTGAATATAATCCAAGGCGATACTTCCATTTCTTCGGTGTAAATGATGTGCTTTTGTTTCTTCTCAATAATGCAAGTGTAGTACATATCAGCTTCTGGCTCATACACACACCCCTCAATGATGGTTATTTTGGCATTCGGTTTAGAAGTAATAAGCTTTTGTGTTTCACTAGATACATTCGCACCTTCCCACTCACGTTCAATGTTACGTGCAGCCGCTTCTC